GCCCCCCGCCCCCCCCCCCCCCCCCCCCCCCCCCCCCCCCCCCCCCCCCCCCCCCCCCCCCCCCCCCCCCCCCCCCCCCCCCCCCCCCCGCCCCACGTCGCACCCTTCTCGGGGGGCTGGAGGGGCGCGGGTTAAGTGACCTAGAGCAAAAAATCCCATTTCGTTTTTTGAGCCATATTGACACATGAAACTAACAACGACCAAAATCGCCGAGCTTTCGCTCGACCCGTCTAACGTCCGCAAACACTCGCGCCGAAATCTCGACGCGATCAAGGCGAGCCTGCGCAAATTCGGGCAGCAAAAACCAATCGTGGTGGACGCCAAGGGAATCGTCCTCGCCGGCAACGGCACGCTGACCGCAGCGCAGGAACTAGGCTGGACCGAGATCCAGATCGTGCGGACCGACCTTGCGGGCGTCGAGGCCACGGCGTTCGCCATCGCCGACAACCGAACGGCGGAGTTGGCGGAGTGGGAGGATTCGCTGAACGACGTTTTGAAATCGCTACAGGACGAGGGCGTTAACTTGGCTGATCTTGGCTACTCGCCGGAGGACCTTGGGCAATTTGCGGCAAACGCGGTTGGGATGCCGGAACTGGCAAGCGGGGACAAACAGCCATTCCAGCAAAAGACGTTCACGCTTCACGATGAGCAGGCCGAGGAGGTTGACGCGGCGATTGCCAAGGCGAAGCAAATGGGCCACGGCGAATCCGGCGTGAACGAAAACAGCAATGGCAATGCGCTGGCGTTCGTCTGCCAATCATTCAACCGGGCAAATCCGTGACCGCAAAAGAGATTGTCGTGAAGCCGATCAGCTCGCAGGACGCGGCGCGGATTGTGAAGGCGTGCCACTATTCTGGCATCTCCGCGATCAACGCTAGTCTTCACTTTGGCGTTTTCCTCAATGGTAAATGTGGCGGGGCAATGCAGTTTGGACCGTCACTCCAAAAAAGTTCTATCCAGCCGCTTGTTGACGGCACCGGCTGGAACGGGTTTATTGAGTTAAACCGGATGGCGTTCGCGGACTGGTTACCGCGCAATTCCGAAAGCAGAGCAATCGCCGTGGCTATGCGGCTCATCCGTAAGGCTTACCCGCACATCGAATGGGTCGTGAGCTTCGCGGACGGCACGCAATGTGGGGACGGAACTATTTATAGGGCCAGCGGATTCGCCCTTACGGGCATCAAGCAGAATACCACGATGTGGAAAATGCCGGACGGATTAATTTTTGCCGACGTTGGGCTTCGCGCTTCATCCGCAAATCTAAGAAAGCGGGTGGGATATAAACTTGGCGAGCCTTTCAGTCTTTTTCGCAAGCGCGTTGGAGCGATGCCGGTTCCCGGCTTTCAACTCCGCTACATCTACTTTCTCGACCCGACCGCACGCGCTCGCCTAACGGTTCCGATTCTGCCATTCAGCGAGATTGACCGGCGCGGTGCCGGGATGTATAAAGGCAAGCAGAGAATCCAATCACGCGCCGGAGGTGACACCACGGACACGCCAGTCTTCCAGACTGGAGAGGGCGGCTCGACACCGACCTCGGCGCTCCAATCTTCCGAATGAGCGACGCCGCGCAATCACCGAGCGAAATCCTCGCCCGCCGCAACGTCCAAAACATCGCGGTAAAGCTCAAGGCCGGCAAGACGCTGACGACCTCGGAGCGAAAAGCGCTCAACGAGTTTCAAGCCGAGCAGACGGGCGGATGGGTCAAAGACCTAAGCGCGCTGGCGAAGGAGCTGGGGATGTCGCGGCAGGGCATTTACGACGTCCGCAATCGCTTCCCAGACGCGCCGAAAAAACACGAGGACGGCAAGCGCGAGAACCTGACGGCGTGGCAAGCGTTCTGCGCCGAGCACTTGATCGGCAAGGACACGGCGACAAAGAATCTCGCCGACCTCAAAGCCGAACTCATGCGCGAGCAAATCCGCCTCGCCCGGTCCAAGAACGAACGCGAGGCCGGCGACGTGATTGATCGCGAAGTGGTCGAAGCGATGCTGGTGACGCTCGGCCAAAAGCTGGACCTACTGCTTCGGCTCAAGCTCACGATTGAACTCGGACCTCGCGGCGTCGGCATGAACGCGGCGGAGCTGAACGTCGAGGGCGGCGTGATTCTGAGCGAGATCCGCGAGGTCGTGAACGCGAATATCGCGACGTTCGAGGCTGAGGCGCTGGACAGGTCGAGGGAGTGAAGCGATTGTTTGAAATAGTGCTTGCAAACAATCAAACGGGGATTAGGGTGGGGGACGTAGCAGTTAAACAAACAAAAAAACACACACCCATGTTATACAACACCGACATTTCCCTTTGGGAAAATTACAGAAACCAACGCATTGCCTCCAAGCGTCCCCAACAGTTCAACATTTGGGACGGAATGGTTTCAGACGGCACGAATGTTTTGGCCCGCTTTGCCGATCAAACCAAAGCAATTGCAGCCTTAAAAAAGGCCGGATGGAAAGTAAAAAGCCAAGGCAAGACGCTTCCTCACCTTGCTTCGACTAGCTAACCCCCAACCCGCCCCGAAGTAACTAAGGGGCATTTTTTACCAATGATAACACGCGAAAGAACTTACCGGGGCTTTTTAATTTCCTGCTTTGATTTGGCGCAACTTGGCGACTCCGAAACGCGGGGCAAAACCTACTCAGTGTTTCAAAATGAGTCAGCGTTTCAATCTGGTGCGGAACCGTTATCGTCCCGAGAGTGCTTGCGGACGTTGCGCGAGGCGCGGGCGTTTGTTGACGGTTTGCAAGGGGCGACGCCATGAGCGCCGGCGGCAAACGCAAAGGCGCGGGCCGCAAGCCGCTCGCGCCCGATCAACGCTCAGTCGCCGTGACGGTGCGCCTCCGTCCGCAAGTCGCGGCGCAGTTTCGTGATTGGCGCAAAGCTCGCGGCATGAGTCAGAGCGAAGCGTTTTCGACGTGGGTGATTCACCTGATCGCGTGACCGCCTCCGACGCGCTCCTCACCACCCTGCGACTTCCGCAGCCCGACCGCTCACCGATTTACGAGTGGGCGCGGAAGCACATCGTCCTGCCGGAGAGCTACGCCACGCCGGGACCGTTCAACGTCAAAATCTCGCCGTGGCTGATTCCGATCTTCGACGCGTTGCAGAATCCGCTCGTGCGCCGCGTTCACTTCCGCAAGGCCGTGCAAATCGGCGGGACGCTGGTGGCGGACATCTGGGTTCCGTGGCTGATTTGCAACGACGCCGGGCCAATCTCGTGGACGATGCAGACCGACGAGATGATTGACCGGCACGCGAAGTCTCGGCTCAACCCGATCTTCGAGTCGTGCAAGCCGGTGGCCGCGATGCTTCCGCGAGTCGGGCCGCACCGGACGACGACCGAAATCTACTTCGGCGGCTTCTTCTTTCTTCTCAACCCGGCGAACCTTTCGAGCCAACAGTCGCAGTCCATCCGCTACAAGATCAACGACGAGATTTGGCTCCCGAAGTGGCAAGAGGTTTACGGCCACGCCGTCGCCCGCGTCAGTCGCTTCGAGGAGGTCGGGCGCTCGAAGATTTACAACACGAGCCAAGCGCCGATTATGGACCTCGAAACCGGCAACGTTGAGGACACGAGCTTCCGCCAAGGCACCCAGCAGGAGTGGAGCACTGAGTGTCCGGCGTGCCACAAGGTGCACCCGGTGGCGTTCGCGTTAGACAAGAACGAGGAGACCGGCTTGCGCGGCGGCGTGGTCTGGGACGCAGCGGCGCGGCGCGATGACGAGACGTGGGACGTTGCGCGAGCCGTCGAGTCGTGTCGCTTCCGTTGTCCGCATTGCGGCCACGAGTCGCCGGACACCGACACGACGCGCACCGGCTGGAAGCGGGCCGGGCGGTTCGTTTCGCTGAACGAGGCAGCGCCGGCTGAGATTCAGAGCTTCCGCGTTGAGTCGCTTGTCAGCCGGCCAATGCGCTTGCTGGTCGAAGAATTCTGCGAGGCGGACAACCATTTCGTGCGCCAAGGTGACGACAAGATGAAGATCGAGTTTCGCACGAAGCGCGAGGCGAGGCCGTGGATTGTCGAGAAGAAGGTGGTCAATTTGTTCGTGCAGGCCAGCGACTACACCGTCGCTCAGTTCAGCAACGGCGAGGCAATCGACGGCGAGGTGATTCGCTTCATGGCCGTGGACCGTCAGCAAGACCACTGGTGGGTCGAGATCGGCGCTTTCAGCTCGGCGACCGGACCGACCTATCGGCAGCTCTATTTCGGGCGCGTCGAAACGCGGGACCAACTTCGCCAGATTCAGCACCGTTACAAGGTGCAGGACGCGTGCGTTGCCCAAGATCGCGGCTACCGACCCGCCGACGTGGACCGCGATTGCGCGGACTTCGGCTGGCGAGGGATGCGGGGGCACGCTCGCAAGACTTGGACAATGAGGGACGAGGCCAGCGACAAGCTCATCAACTTCCCGTTCTCGGAGCCGCGAGTGAGCGACTACCGGGGCGGCGACGTGTTTTATTACGACTGGAGCGGCGACTATTTCAAAGACCTCCTCGCGAACGCGCTCGAAGCCAAGGGCGATTTGAAATGGCTTTTGCCGAAGGATGTTAATCCGCTCTACCTCGAACACCTCAAGGGCGAGTCGAAGGTGGAGATTCGGACGGGCGTTTGGGAGTGGAAAGAGGTCAAAAGCAACGCGCCGAATCACGGTTTGGACACCTCCGCAATGCTCCTCTGCATGGCGACGATTGCAAACGTGATTCGCTACGCAGCGCCGAAGGAATAAGGCCGGTTTGACGTTTCGAGCCTTGGTATGCTCGACAACCCATTTCTCGGACTGGACACCGCGACGCTGACGGCGCTCAAGACCAAGACGATTGACGCGATACAGGCGGTGCTGCTCAACCAGAGTTACAGCCTAAACGGCAAGAGCGTGAGCCGGGCAGACCTAAACGCGCTCAACAACATGCTCGGCAACTTGCAAGACGCCTTGACCGACGCAGCCGGAACGTCAACCGATACGACCTTCGTGAGCTTCAACGGAAACTGACATGAGCACCGATTTTTTCGACGCGTCAAAACTGGTCGCAAATAAACCTTGGATTGATCGTGCGTTGGAGAACATCGCGCCGACATGGGCGCTCAAGCGTTTGGAGGCACGCGTCGCGAAGTCGCTGTTTGAGTATAACGCGGCGCGGACCAATCGCCTTTATACGCCGAAGCAATACACGCAGCCGGCTGAAAGTTCGCAGAATCAGCGGGACCGCGTGGTCATGATGTATGAGGCACGCGACCTCGTGGACAACTTCCCCGAGGCGCGGGAAATCTCGCGCAAGTTCGGACTCTACCTGACGCCGCACGAATACTCACCTACGACCGGCGACCGCGACTACAACCGCGTGATTGACGACTACTTTCACGCGTGGTGCAAAAACTGCGACGTGACGAACCGGCACAGCTTCAAGAAACTCGTGCAGCTCGCAGCCGAGGAACGACCGATTGACGGCGACTGCGGCTTCGTGATTCGGCGCAGCGGCGAGGGACTCAAGCTGCAACTTGTGCCGGCGACGCGCATCGGCAATCCGAACGAGTCAGCCGTCGCCTCGAACAATTATTTTCAAGGCGTCGTGACGAACGACTTTGGTCAGCCAGTGGCGTATCGTATTTTCCGCGTGGACCGGAACGGCGTTTACTTCGGAGCTGAGGACATTCCGGCAAATCAATTCTGCCACTACTTCGACCCGTTCCGCGTGGACCAATATCGGGGCGTCACGGACCTGCACAGCGCAATCCAAACGGCGCGGATGCTGCACGAAATCTTACAGGCAGAAAAGGCGGGCGTTCGCTTCTCGTCGCAGCAGGCGGCGCTGATCTTCAACGACCGAGGCGTCGCGAACCCGCGCAACCTTTTCCAGCCAAACCCTGCGGCGAACTTACCGAGCGGACAGACGCAGAAGAACGAGCTGACCGAGGTCGGCATGATTCGATATTTCCAGAACAGCGACCGCGTGGAAGTCATGCCGTCGCGTCCGTCGCAGGCTTTCACCGGATTTGTGCAGCACCTTATGCACGAGATCGCGCTAGGCGTGGGCGTGCCGGAGGGCGTGCTGTTCGGCACGCAGGAATACAAAGGCCCGAGCGTCCGCGCAGAGTTCGCTGCGGCTGATCGAGTGTTCACGAACAAGCAGGGCGTGCTGACCGACAAGGTTTTGGACCCGATCAAGGACGCCGTGATTCTCGACGCCATTGCACGCGGCGAGATTCCGCCGCCTCCGCTGCTCGCAGGCGAGACAATGGTTCAAGCGCTGCGCCGGGCGACCAAGGGCGAGTGGCGTTTCCCGGCCAAGCTCTCAATCGACGTGGGCCGCGAGTCGGCGGCGAACATGAACGAAAACCGGCAAGGCGCGAAGTCGCTGCAAGAGATCGCGGCCGAGGAAGGCACGGACGCTTTTTCTCGGCTGGAGCAGATCGCAATCGAGGCCGGTTTCGTGAAGGAGCTTGCGGTGAAATATGGCGTGCCGGAGACGGCGATACGCCTCACGACGACCTCACTCCCGAGCACGCCAGCGGCCGCAGCCGCAGCAGGCGATGCGGTGGGCGCAAGCGCAGCAGAGGCGCAGGCGGCGAGCGTCGCGGCGGCACCCGCCGCAATCGAGCCGGTTCAGCAAGTGCAGAACGACGCAAATCTCGTCACGATCAACTTCGCCACCGATTCTTACATTCCGACGAACGCGATGGCGGAAAACGCTCGACGTGCTCTCGACGTGCGCGAGCAAAAGCCAATCTCGCAGCGCGGCATGACGAGTATCGGCATTGCTCGGGCGCGTGACCTTATGAACAAGCGGCCAATGTCCGAGGACACCGTTCGCCGGATGAAGGCATTTTTTGACCGGCACCAGGCTGACAAGCAAGGCGAGACCTGGAAGGACCAAGGCAAGGGCTGGCAGGCGTGGCACGGCTGGGGAGGCGACGAGGGCTATTCGTGGTCAACGGCCATCGTCGAGCGTTTGAACAAACAAGAAGTGCCGAAGGAACTGAACGCTGAACCGTTCGTGATTCGTGAGGCTCTGCTCAAAAACAAGGACGCCGCCGAGGTGTTCAAAACATTCTGCAAGACCGCTTCGCCGACGCTCGAAGAAATCGACAAGCAGCAACGCGTGGTCAAAATCTACCGCAAAGTTTCGGAGATTTTTGAGACGTTGAAAAATCGCACCAACTAAGATGAGCACAAAGACCGACCACGAAGAACAGTTGGGCGCGATCATCCTCCATCACGCCGAGGAACTGCAGCGCATGGCGGCGGAGATTCCGCAGCTTCGCACGGCGCTGGCCGTCGCCGAGCACGAACGGAAATCGCTGGCCGATTCTCCGAGCATGGTTTCCGCCGTCGCGAACCTCGCGCAAATCATCACCGCGTTGCAGGGAATTTTAGCGAAACCGCCGCAAGCTCCCGAGATCAACGTGACCATTCCCGAAATCAAACTGCCAGACGCGCCAACCGCGCCGGCAATCGTTTTTCCGGAATGGCCGAAGCCAGAAAACAAATCGCGAATCGTCTTTCGCGTCACGAAACGCGACGGACTTGGCCGGATGGCCGAAGCCGTTGCCGAGCTGGAATAATTAACACACAAAAAAAATGGCCGACAACGTAGGATATACACCGGGCGAAGGCGCAAGCGTCGCAGCCGACGACATCAGCGGGCACCTCTTTCAGCGCGTGAAACTCGCGCTCGGCGCGGACGGAGTGAACGACGGCGACGTCAGCGCAGCAAATCCGGTTCCGGTTACGGGCTCGGTCACGGTGGGAAATTTCCCGGCGCAGATCGGGCTGACCGACGCGCAACTTCGGGCGAGCGCGGTTCCGGTTTCTGGAACGGTCACAGCAAACACCGGATTGTCGCAACCGCTAACCGACGCTCAGCTTCGCGCCGCAGCGGTGCCGGTAAGCGCGGCAAGTCTCCCGCTCCCGACCGGCGCAGCTACGTCGGCGTTGCAGCCGGACGTGATGACAACGCATCCGACTTTTGGCAGTCGCGGCGCTGTCGTGCGTCAGGCTCCGGCTGATATTTGGTCGGTCGGTTTTGCTGACAGCGGATCTGGCTTGCTTGCATCCGAATTCACGCAGCGGCGTCTCGGCACAGGCATGGGCGTGACGCAGGGGAGCAGCAACTTGCTGGTGACAACCGGCACCACCGCGAACAGTGAATTTCTGGCGCGAAGCACGACCGCGTTCAAGGGCGCGTTCACGGCTCGCCACAAAACGATTCTCTCGCAGCGCATCGCGCAAAATAACTTTGCCGTGATGATGGCGGACATGATCGGCGAGGGCTTGGCCTGCACGATCAACAGCGCGACCTCAATCACCGTCACAAAAGCGGCGCATGGTTTCACGACGATCAACGTCGGTCAGTTTATGATGATCGGCGCGATTACCGGCGCAAACGGCGTGCCGAATCGCTACGCCATCGCGTCCATCCCATCGGTGGACACGATCAACTTCACGGTCGCGGGCTGGCCGGCTTCCGGTAGCTGCACGGTGGATTTGTTTGGCTGGAACTACCTCTGGACGCAATATTCCGGCACCACGGCGACCAACGCCAGCATTGACGCGCAGCGCCGCGGGTGGAACTCGGGCCTGACGACGGCGACGATCAACACGACCGCCGCGCCGGGGCACGTGATGCAAACTTACGCAGACGGGCGAAATGTCGCTTGGTCGGACGCGCTAGTTGCCAGCGCAACGACGCCAACCGTAACGACTCGCGGCAGTCGGGTTGAATCTCTGCCGGACGACGACGTGAACCTTTACGTCTATTTGTGGAGCTACAACGGCACGAGCGCACCCGCGAGCACGACGACGTGGACGCTCGGATTCATCGCCGTTGAGGACAACGTGAACGTGCCGACGTATATCGCTGGCGTTCGTCCAACTGGCAATGCGGCTCCGTTGCCGGTGGCGGTGCAAGGCACAGTCGCAACGTCATTCACCCAACCGGCGCTGGTCGCAGGCTCGGCACTAATCGGCGACGTGGGCATCCAATACCGTGGCAGCGCGACTGGCGCGGCCACGCTGACCAACGTCAACAGCCCGGCCACGCCAGTCGCGCAGCAGCTCAAATCCGGCGCAGGCAGATTGCTCGGCATCCTCGTGACTAACACCTCTGCCTCAACGCGGTGGCTCAAGATTTTTAATCTAGCTTCCGCCTCGGTCACTCCCGGCACGACGGCGGCAACGACGGAAATCGGCATTGGCGCGGGCCGCACAATTAACTGGTCGCTTGAGGGCGGTGCGGGCTTTGCGACAGGCATCACGATTATGGTCACGGGCGGGCAGGGTCTGACCAACAACACTGGAATCACCCTCGGCGACGTAACCGGCTTTACTTCTCACGCTTAATCAAATGACCGTTTCAAAACTCATTCAGCTTGCACAGCGCCGCATTGCTCGACTGGAGCAAGATCGCGTTAGTGCCGACCTCACCGGAGACACCGACGCGATGGAGCGGATTGATTCCGAAATCGCAGAAACGCAGACAACGCTTAATCAACTGCAAACGCTCTCGGAATAAACGATGCTGCTGACGCTGCTCAGTTTCCAAGGCACGCCGCCACCGCCTCCGACACCGGACGAGTCGGACGTGATTATCGGCACCACGAGACAACAGCGCGTCCGAAAAATTGACGAAGAGGACTTGGAGACGCTCGAAATTTTTGCCACCACGCTTTTGATCTACCACCGCAACGGCCAACTCTGACACTATGCAAGACCCACAACAGCAAATCAACAGCCTCATCGAGATGGCCGTCACGCAAAAGGCGGAACTCAAGCAGATCCTCGAATTTTTCCCGATCTTGCGCGACCACTTGTCCGGCGAGATCGAGCGCAGCCTCGAAGAAATCGAACCGGCGATTCGCTCGGAGCTGGAAATCTTTATCGCGGCGCGAGCGACCGACGCACAGGCGAAAATAAGCTCGGAGCTTTCCGCGAAAATCGACGCCATCACTCGCAACCTGGAATCCACAACGGCGGCGCGTTACTCCGTGCTTATGGCCGAGCGCGAGCAGAACGCCACGCTGTTGACGCAGGCCGAGGCGCGAATCGCAGAGGCGGCGTCCGCGTTGCCGAGCGCAGTCAAGGGCATCGTCACCGACGAACTCTCACGCTTTCCGCGTGCCGGCGAGATCGACCAACTGCGGAAGGAATTTGCCGAACCTCGCGGGCTGAACCCTCGCGGCAAATGGACGCCGAACGACACCTATCAAAAACTCGACCTCGTGACGTTTAACGGCGATTCGTTCGTGTCGAACATCAACGACAACCGCGAGCGTCCGGGCCGGAACGCCGAGAACTGGACGCTGAACGCAGCACGCGGAAACAGTGGCGGCGGCGGCGGCATTACTTCGCTCACCGACATTCTGCCTATCCCAAGCGCGGGGCAAATCCTCGGGAGCGAAGGGCTGAACTACGTGCCGAAGAACTTAGTGGCCGGCAGCAACATCACGATCACCGAGACGCCGACGACGATCACGATCACGGGCGACGAGGGACAAATCGAGCTGACGGACGGGACCGAAGCGGCGCCGTCCCTCTTCTTTGTCAGCGACACTAACACCGGCATGTATCGCCCGGCAGCGGACACGGTGGGAATCGTCGGCGGCGGCAACGACATCGTGCGATTGACCGGCGTGGCGAGCGCGACTGATTACATTGAGATTAAGAACGGGACCGGCGTCGGCAACCCGCTCCACGTTCTAGCCGAGGGCGCGAGCACGAATATCGGCGTGCATTTGCAGCCGAAGGGCAGCGGACTTTTCACGATCAGCGACGGCACGGATTTCAACAAGGGAATCCGCTTCCGCAGTTCATCCAGCGCCGCAAGCGCGGTAACGCTGATTGACGCCGTTTCGACAGCCGGCCGCGTGGTGACTTTGCCTGACGCGACCGACACGCTCGTGGGACGTGCGACAACGGACACGCTGACGAACAAGACCCTGACGAGTCCGACGATGACCGCGCCGGTTCTTGGCACACCGTCCAGCGGCACGCTGACGAGCTGCACGGGGCTACCGCTAACGACGGGCGTGACCGGCACGCTACCAGTCGCCAACGGCGGCACAGGCGTGACCACCTCGACGGGCAGCGGCGCAAACGTGCTTTCTACGTCACCGACGCTCACGACGCCAATCTCGGCGTCACTCACCTCGCCAGCCGCCTCTAACCTCACCCTAGGCACCGGCAGTTTCGGCACCGCGCTGACGTTCACGAGCGCGACGGGCGCGGCGACGTTTTCGGCTCCTGTTTCCGTTTTTGGGTCAACCGGCACCGAAGTAAATTTTGCGCTCAATCAGAGCGGGGTTGGGCAGTGGTCTTTACGCAACATAGCAACGAGCGGAGACTTCCGGCTTTCAGTCGGTGGAAACGACTGGTTGAGTATTATCCGAACCACAGGCGCGGCGACGTTTACCAACACTTTGTCTGTTTCCAGCACCACCGCCAGCACGTCCACGACCACCGGCTCGCTCATCAACGCGGGCGGGTTCGGTAATGCGGGAGCAATGTATGTCGGGGGCTCGCTGAACCTCAACAACGGCGGAATTTTGTTCCAAATGGACGGAACGACCATCGCCTCCACGATTGGTATGTGGTTTCGTCAGGCGTCGCCCTCCACCACAAATTACGGCCTCTCAGGAGATGGGACTAACACGATCTTGAACGGGCCGAGCGGCGGCAATGTTCACCTCCGCATTGCAAACGGTAATTACTTCACCCTCAACGCGACTACGGGCTACACGCTGCAAAACGGTCGCGTCAGTATCACGGACACCACCGCATCCACCTCCACCACGACCGGAGCCTTGCAAGTGGCGGGCGGCGCAGGATTTGGAGGGGCGGGTTATTTTGGCAGCACAGTGTCATTCACCAACCAGCTTGTTGGGAACAGGGCTTCCGGTGGCGACATCGCGGAACTCACGGGCACCTCCATGACAGCGGGTCAAACTATTAACTTTCGGTTCGGCTCTCGACTCACCAGCGGTAACTCGGGAAGTTGGAATTTTACCTACCAAGGAGACAACGACAACACCAACTCAATGGGTTTTGGATACTATGGTGTTGCCAACATCCTCACGATGACACGAGCCGGAGCCACGACGTTCAGCGGCTCCGCCCGCTCCACCTCCGCAACGGGCGGCATCGGCTACGCGACCGGCGCGGGCGGCGCAGTCACGCAAGGCACCTCGCGCACCACTGGCGTCACGCTCAACAACGTCGCAGGCGCGATCACGCTGTTCACCGCCGCAGGCTCAGCGACGTGGCAATCATTCACCGTCACCAACAGCACGGTTGCCGCGACCGACACGATCATCGTCAACCAGCGCAGTGGCACCGACCTTTACATGATCTCCGTGACCGCCGTTGGCGCGGGTTCCTTCCGTATCTCTTTTGCCACTACGGGCGGCACTACCTCGGAAGCCCCCGTCTTCAACTTCTCCGTTATCAAAGCCGTCTCCTCGTAATTTTTTCCTACCATGAATGACCCAATCGTCACCACCACGCTCCAACGCATCCAGACTGACCCGCAGGGCGAGTCTCCTATCGCCACTGCTTTTTTCGAGAAGAAAACCGTTATCGACGGGCAGGTATTCGTGTCGCCTTGGACAACGGTTCAATGGCCGCTCCTAAGCGACAAAACCGTCACCGTCGGCGGCAAGACTTACAGCTACGCCGAAGTCTCGGCTGCGGTTACGGCCATCGCG